CCGCTCTTCGATGCAAAGGCTTTTCAGATAATCCGCTACCGGTCCTGCCGGCACATACTTATCCTTATGCGATTTCGCTTCCATTCCTAGCTTTCCTATGGCTGCATTCATGCAATCCGTCAGTTCCTCGCCTCCGGATACATAATTTTCTACGAAGAACTCCGGGATCCCGTTCTCTCTTGCAAGATCGCCAATTCTCTCTGTATCTCCTTCTTCCAGCAAGCCTGCTGCACAGGCGTTGATTTCTTCCACGCTGTCCATATTTCCAAATACTTCAAACATTGTCAGTCTCCTTTCTCTGTTATGATGAGATGCCCTTTGGCCAGTCTCCACAACTCTTCCCATAGTTCTTTGATCTGCACTGGTTCTCCCTTAGAAGTGTATCTCATACATTTTAAATCCTCCTGTGTATCCTGATCATGGTATAGCAACGGTATTTGTAGCCGGTTACCGGATTGACCCCCTCATGAAAGCTTGCCTTGTCTATGTAATACCCTTCTTTTTCTCTCGGTTCCTTCTTCCAGCGCGCCAGGCGCTTTTGTTCTGGCTCCGGCACTGGGAGATTCTGAGAAGCGTGGTAACTTGCTTCCGCCAGGCGCGGATCCGTGTCTGGCGTCTTGGTAATGTAGGCGGCCAATTCCGAAAACTCGCCCTGTTCATATAAAAGTTTGAAATTCACTCCTCCGTGGTTCCACGCTTTTTTCAGGATCAGGTCCGCGTCCTGGATCCGATTGACAACCATGTGAATATGCCATGCGCCCCTCGTGCCCACCTCAATATTTCTTAGATAGCGGAGTTCGTAGCCTCTTTTGCGATATTCTGCCCTAATCTTCCTGAGGGCCTTTCCTAAGATCTTCACCGCCTCCCTCATATTGTCCGGGCGGTCGGCCTTGCGCCATGTGAAGGTTACCAGGTAATCATTCTCTTTAAACCATTTCCGCAGCTTATGCCTGGCCTTGCGCTCTTTGTTCCATTGATTTCGTTTCCGGATCTGTTCTTTAGTTGGCTTATCTTTCTTCTTCCGTGGCGATCCTCTCGCCCCATACCTGCCATCCAGATACTCATACACCTCTATGGCGTTCGGGAAAATATATGTCAGTCTCTTGTATCTCTTTTTCATCTGCCCTATGTCCTTAAGTTAATATTCTTATCGAGTGATAAAAACGGGCGATAAGTCCCCGTTTCTCTTGACTTCTCGCCCCACAGATGATATATTTGAATTGGTTATAAATATCTGTGTGGCGACAAGTCACTTGGCACATCTATTTGCGGTAGGTGTGCTATTTTTTATCCGCAATTCCTGATCCTGTATCTCAAAAGTTCCTCCCTGCTTACTCCTACGTTCCCCCTCTCTGCATACTTCTTGCACCTGTTCCCCGGCCTGGTCCTGCACTGCCTTTCCCCTCAGTATCCCTGGTCGATCGCTTCCAGTTCTCCTCTGGCGCTTATGCAGTAATACTGCGTGTACCTGTTACATCCGATGCATCTGTTCCCGCTGATTTCGATTTTCATATGTGTTCCTCCTGTTTTGCGTGCACTTTGCACGTTGTTTATGTTTCTAATATAACGTACACTTTGCACATAGTCAAGAAATATTTACGTGCATTATGCACATATTGGTTTAGGAGGTTCCCCATGTTTAATAAACGACTTCGTCAAATGCGTATGAAGCGTAACTATACGCAGCAAAGACTTGCTGACATCTTAGATATTGCCCTACGTTCTTATCAATGTTATGAAACCGGAACACGTACCCCAAACTATGAATTACTTATTCGGATCGCAGATGTTCTCGATGTTTCTCTTGATTATCTACTTGGACGTGATGATTTTATGAAATCTCACGGAGTTTCCTTTGATGAATACCTGTAATGTCTTCAAGCGTGTCCCAGATAGCAAAATCTCCTGTTCTATCTCCGGCTTCTATGTTTTGATAATATCTCAATCCGATTTCTAACTTATCTGCCATCTGCAGTTGTGTCATGCCCGCTTCCTTGCGGGCCTTTTTTAATATCTCTCTTGCCATTGTTTTTCTCCTTTATCTGTGTTTTGACTGTACTGGCACATCTATTTGCGGTAGGTGTGCTACTCATTTTCATACCTGTACTGACCATACTGATCCATATAAAATATGGTTATGCTTCCATCTGCATTTTCCCTGCGGGAGATTTCCCTGAATGCCTCCCTCTTCCTCTCCGTATCGGAGATGCTTGTGGCATTCCGACTTAGCCAGTCCAGATCATATCCTCTATCCATTCCTATCCCTCTTCCCGCTTTACATTAATTTTCCAAGGAAATTTGTTGCGCATGCCAGAAGCACCAGCATGGCTATTACCTCCATGGCAATCCCTATCCTATACAACCAGGCATACATCCGGTCTGTCTCCCGCTCCAACTTCCTGATCCGGCGCCGGATCTGCCATGGAGTGTCCTCCTTCAACCTCGCATGATATTCCATATGTACCTCCCTTGCTTATTGATAATCCTTCCAAATTCTTCTATACTTTATTTACAGGCTTCTATCCGGGCCAAGTAAATACGAAAGGAGTGCTTTTATGAATAGTGCAACAATATATTTTGCCGATCAGTCATCCATCGTTATAGAAGAAGATGATTTTTTAATTCCAGTTTCACTTCATTCGGCAAACGTCGATGATCCATTTTCCTCTATGGGAAAACCTCTTGAAATTTACAATCATATTGAAGATGGCCTAATTCCTGCCATTACTACCGCATTATGTCAATGTAATTTCTTTTATGTGAATTCAAACGGTAATACAATCTACTCTTCATCTGCTGTTGTAAGGATTGTAAATAACTAATTCACTGAGGCAATTTGTTCTAGCGAATTGCCTCGCTTTCATGCATCTTGCCTATTTTTTTCTTTATGTATGCTGCCAGTTCTGGTTCAGTCCATCGAACATCCCGTATCAATTGCTCCACCTTTTTCTCACTATACCCGCTTTCTTTCATGCGGTCGTATTCCTCCTGAATACATTTGTTTAATTTCATTATCAGTGCTTCCATCTATACTTCCCTTCCCTACGCCACTGCTTCTTTTTTCTGCTTAACGCTTGATTGCAACTGCTGTTCCTCTCTTTT